GATGATAATAAAGGTTCTGAATCAAGGTCTTGTTTATTAAGATCTATAGTCTCTGAAAAAATGGAGCAAGCTGCATAAGATGGATATAAAAGAAGAATTACTAGGCTTGCCAAAGGCATGGGGTTATGTTGCCGTCCAAAATAAAAGACCATATCAAAACGACTGGCAAAATAATCCACTTTCACGTTCACAACTATTTAAAGAAATATCTTCTAAAAGATCTACAGGCATCGGTGTTTGCTGTGGAACTCCCTCAGGTGGGCTTCTATTTCTAGACCATGACGGCCCTTCAGCAGCAAAAATATTAGGTGAATGGGGTTTTTCTCTTTCCTCTTTACCATCTTCATGGATGGTCACATCAGGTCGTGTTGGTAGATTTCAAATAATTTACCAAGTGCCAAAAAAATATTGGCCCAAAATTAAAACTCGTAAATTTCAAACAGGGGTAAAAGATGAGGATGGTTCTGTTGAACAAATAGAACTTCGTTGGGATGGTACGCAATCTATAGTCTCTGGAAAACATCCAATAACAGATGGTTACAGGTGGATGGATGGTAGATCACCAAGAGATATAAAACAAATTGCTGAAGCTCCTCTTGCCATAATTGAAAAGATGATGGAGCAGAAAAAAAAGAAAACAAAAACACCACAAATTCAGATTCAGATAAGGCACGTTCATTACTTCAATCAATAAATCCATCACGCTTAGATGATTATGATTCATGGCTAAAGATAGGCATGGCTGCTCATTCTGTTGGCGATGATTCACTTCTGCAAGAATGGGAGTCTTTATCACAAAAAAATAGTAAATATCAATCTGGTGAATGTGAAAAAAAGTGGGCTTCATTTAAATCATCTGGTGTCTCATTAGGTACTCTGCAAAAGTTTGCTTTAGAGGATGGTTGGACACCACCACAACGCAGCTTTCCAAATTCAATAAAACCACAGGAAAAATCTACAATAATTCCAACAAAACTTGAGCAGCTTACATCACAGGAATTAATAAATTTTTTACGCAACCTTAAACAGGAAATAAGATTCAACATCTTTTCTCATTCGATAGAAATGGATGGCAAAGTTTTAAAAAATATTGAACTTTTTTACCTCACACTTGCCGAACTTGGTTATAAAGTACCAAAAGAAATGGCTGTTGATTGTCTTCTAAAAGTAGCCCACGAGAATGAATATGACCCTGTAAAACTTTATCTTGATCATTGCTACAACGAAATAAAGCCAGAACTTTATGGCATTGAAAGAATGGCCTCCACATATCTCAGGCCAGAGGATCAAAACTTATCAGAGCCAACTATATATGACACCATGCTGAAACTTACTCTGATTAACGCAGTAAGAAGAGCATATATGCCTGGTTGTAAACATGACACCGCAACAGTATTACAAGGACCACAAGGAATTAAAAAATCTTCTTTTTGGCAATGCCTATTTGGTCCTTTCTTTTCAGATGCCCTCGGTGATATATCATCCAAAGATGATCTTTTAGTCCTTCATCGTTCATGGGGGATGGAATGGAGCGAAATTGATCAAGTAACATCTAGAAAACACGCTGGTGTCATCAAAGCATTTTTATCTAGATCAACCGACCTCCTCAGAGTTCCTTATGGTAAAGCTGTAGAAGAATGGCCTAGAAGAGGCATCATTTGCGGAAGTACTAACAAGGAATCAGGAGTATTAATAGATGACACAGGTAACCGTAGATTTCATATAATTAGCTGCACAACAAAATCCATAGATCTTGATGCTCTACAGCTAGAGCGTGATTCATTATGGTCAGCAGGCGTTCACCTCTTTAAAAATAAAGAACAGCATTTCCTGTCCAACGAACAGGAAAATCAAATTGAAAAAGAAAACTTAAAATATATGGTCGATAGTCCTTGGCAATCCGTCATCGTTAACTATCTAAATGATCCAGCAAATGCTGTCAAAGATATAACCATAGAACTTTTGTTAACTGAAGCAATAGAAAAACCAATATCAAATCAAACAAAATCTGACACAATGACTGTCTCATCCATTCTCAGATCCTTACATTATGAACGTAAAAGAAAAAGATTGGAGGGAACACCTAAATGGGTTTGGTTCTTACCTGTTCTCTCCCCTGTTCCCACTACTGGGAACAGCTAAAACCTCTGCAATCACTATCTTGTATATATATGTTCTCTATGTTCTCTATGTTTTATATATAAATATAATAATAGGTATATTGGGGGTATATATAGGGTTAGGTAAGTCTTAAGCATTTCTGAGAACACATGAGAACGTGGGAACATTCCTTAGTCTTAAATGAGTCTCAAATTAAACAAATATCATATTTTCTCTTTTGCGTGTAACATCTTAGTAATGGCTAAAAAAGGTACAAAAATAGAAACATTGATCAGGTCACGAGAACTTGGCAAGATTATTGCAAAAGGTGGCCGTAGATCTGACTGCATAGAATATGCCTCTAAAAAATGGGGGGTAGGTTATAAATCTGTAGACAAATATCTTGAAATTGTAAGGGCTGAAATGAAAGCTGATTGGGATATGGAAAGACCTGAAATGGTGGCAAATCTTTTAGCTCAGGCTGCAACGCTACAGATGGAAGCAAGAGAAAAAGGTCATTTGCATATTGCTCTTGGTGCGATCAATACAGCAGCTAGACTTGCACAGATTATTTCGTGAGCATTTTAGATACAGTACAACCTGGAAAAGTTTTATATCAAGTCGGTGCATTTGATCTTCCTACAACGCAACAAACTATAGAAAGAATTTATCAGGATTTATTACCCCATCAAGAAAAATTTTGTGCAGATACGGAACACAGAAAACTTGCTCTTGTTTGTGGTTTTGGTGCTGGTAAAACAGTCGGCTTAGTTGCAAAAGCAACAATACTTGCAGCAATGAATATTGGTCATGTATCAGCACTTTTTGAACCAACTCATGCCATGTTAGTTGATATTCTTGTAAGGACAATGAATGAACTGCTGGATCAATGGCAGATTCCTTTTTCTTATAGAGCATCTCCTTTACCATCCTTTACTTTGGAATTTAAAGAAGGAACTCATACAATTCTGCTTAGAACAATGCTCACATATCAACGATTACGGGGCCAAAACTTATCTTCAATTGGATTTGATGAGGCTGACACTATTCCCAAGCGAGACGCAGAATCAGCTATGAATATGGCTCTTGCAAGATTAAGGTCTGGTAATGTGCAGCAGTTTTATGCGACTACAACTCCAGAAGGTCATGGTTGGGCGTTTGATACATTTAAAAAAAATGCAAAATCTGACACAAAATTAATACAAGCAAAAACAGAGGATAATAAATATTTACCAGAAGGTTTTATCGAATCACTGAAAGCCAATTATCCAGAACAACTAATTAAAGCTTATTTAAATGGTGAGTTCGTAAATCTTACAATGGGTGCGGTATATCGGTTTGATAGAAATATTCATGTGACAGATCAATTGCCAAGTTACAAGAACGAAATTTTAAGATGTGGAATTGATTTTAATATTCAGAACACAAATTGTGTAATAGGAGTGCGAGATGGTAATAAGTTAGTCATAATAGATGAAATAACCAAAATGCACGATACAGATGCCTTGGCAAAAGAAATTTTAAGAAGGCATCCAAATCAAAAAATCTTAATTTACCCAGATGCTTCAGGATCAAATCGCAGTACCAACAGTAGTCAAACAGATATTGCCATATTGGAGGGATATGGTTTTACCAATATGTCGCCAAGATCGAACCCCCCAATCAGAGATAGAGTCTCGGCTGTTAACTCTCTTCTCAAAAATGGAAAAGGGGAAGTCCGCTTGGCGATTAGCCCCTGTTGCCGAACCTTAATAGAATGTTTTGAGCTACAGGCTTACGATGAGAAGACTGGAGAACCCGATAAACAAAATGGATATGATCATCTTCTAGACTGTATTGGGTACTTAATTTGGCGTGAATTTAATCCCTTATATTTACGTTCTGGTAAAGGTACTGGTATTAGGCTTTATTAGTATTATTCTTTAAACTATAGTTAGTTGTATTAATGGACTCTTAAAATGTACTCAGGTTATAATCATTACAACAGGCAAAAGACAGCAGTTGGAACAACAATAATAGATCCTAACAACGCATGGTTTGCACAAGAACCTCACTGGCCATTGATTGAAGATTTAATTGGTGGCACATATCAAATGAGAAGCCGTCATAGAAAATATTTACCACAAGAACCTAGGGAGTTGGATGAGTCTTTTGACAATCGTCTTGCAAGAAGTGTCTGTCCACCATATTTCATCAGATTAGAGAAATTATTGGCAGGTATGTTGGTGCGTAAACCTGTGAGATTAAATGATACAAGTGATGATATAAGACTTCATATGTTCGATGTTGATTTAGAGGGAAATGATTTAAATGTATGGACATATGAAACTGCAAGAAAAATGATCCGCTATGGTCATGTTGGAGTTCTTGTAGATGCACCTGCTGCTGGACAATCTGGCAGACCTTACTGGATCACCTACACACCTCGCCAAATTTTGGGATGGAGGTCAGAGATGTCTGAAGGTAAGTTAAAACTTACTCAGCTTAGATTGTTAGAAAAGGTATTTGAACCAGAAGGATTGTATGGAGAAAAGGTTGTTGAGCAGGTCAGACTGTTAACCCCTGGTGCTTATGAGATACATCGCAAAGGTAAAAACAATGAATATGAAAAGTTTGATGAAGGAACAATGAGTTTACCTGATATACCTTTTGCTGTTGCTTACGCAAATAAAATTAATTTTTTAGAGTCACGACCACCGATGGCTGACATTGCAGAATTAAATTTAAAGTCTTATCAATTACAATCAGATCTCTCAAACCAGTTGCATATATCAAGTGTGCCGATGTTGGCATTTTTTGGCTTTCCTCAGAATAGTGAAGAGGTAAGTGCTGGCCCAGGTGAAGCGATTGCATTTCCAGCAGAAGGCAGAGCCGAGTATATTGAGCCTAATGGTAATAGTTTTAATGCACAGTTTGAACAGATTGATCGTGTAGAAAAACAAATTAATGAATTAGGTTTGGCAAGTATTCTTGGACAGAAGTTAAGTGCAGAAACAGCAGAATCAAAAAGAATAGATAGAAGTCAGGGTGATAGCACGATGATGGTTATTGCTCAACAAATGCAAGATATGATTGATAATTGCTTACAGTTTCATGGACAATATCTTGGTAGTGATGGTGGTAGTTGTTTTGTTAATAGAGATTTTGTTGCACAAAGATTAGAACCACAAGAAATACAATCATTGTTGCAGCTTTATACAGCAGGTACGATCACACAAGAAACATTACTTACACAATTACATGAGGGCGAAGTGTTAGGTGATGAGTTTGATGTTGAAGAAGAGATAGAAGCAACAGAATCTGGTGGTTTAAGAGAGATGTCAGAACCTATTGAACAGGCAAAAGAATCTATGCCCGAACAGTCAGCAGAACCAGAAGATGAATAATGTCGATACCTGAAAAGTTTTATCGCAATCAAATCGACCTTAATAAATATGAGAATGATTTAGCAGCAAGGTTGATTGATACCTATAACAAGATTATGGTAGATGCTGCACAGCGTCTACAAAAAATACCGATTGGTGATGGATTAGATAAAACTAGAGCGATTAGATTAAAAAGTATTTTAAAACAAGTAAAGACAGATCTAGACAGATGGAGAGACAGCAGCCTTGGAATTATGGTGAAAGAACTTAAAGATGTTGCTGATATACAAAAAGATTTTATTGAGGGGTTACTTGAAGATATTGCACCACCTGAGTTGGCTGGTCAGATTAATGCTTTACAGATAGATCCTGATTTTGTAGATAGGTTGATACGATTTGACCCTACGAAAAACAATCAGATTGGTTTACCAAGAGGAAAAGTTTTTGATGTTTTTAAAGATACTACAAGCATGCAAGCAGTGCAAAGTAGATTTGCTTTGACGGCTAATGTAGGTAAAGAAATAGTATTACCTAATGGCGATGTTGTGGCAAAAGCATTTCGTGGCCTTACAGAAAGGACAGCAGATAGATTTGCTCACACTGTAAGGCAAGGATTATTGGAAGGTAAAAGTTTACAAAGAATACAAAGAGAATTGATCGGAACATTAGATTTTAACCCTAGATCAAAAGGTGGAGTTGTTACATCTTTAAGTAACGCCCAAACAAAAACACTTGTTAAAACAACAGTAAATCAATTAAGCACTGAAATTAGTAGAAAAAGTTATCAAATTAATTCAAAAATTGTAAAAAGGTGGGAATATTCTGCGGTGCATGATCAAAAAACATCTGCAATCTGTAGAGCACTAGACGGCAAAAGATATAAAGTTGGTGAAGGGCCATACCCACCACAGCATTTTAATTGCAGGTCTGTTGATATACCGATACCAATTGGACCTGTAACTGGTAAAGAATTTGTGCCCGATGGTGAAACTTATGGTCAATGGTTTGATAAAAAAGTAGCAGAATTAAACAAGAAGGGTGATGATAAAGGTACAGTTTATGGACAAAAAGTATTAGGAAAACAAGGATTTAGTATGTATAAAAGATTAAGAAGTAAATACAATTCACCAACTGAAGCAATGCGTAAATTTATAAAAAATGACGGTTCAAGAAGAACAATAAATCAATTAATGGCTATATATAAGAAAAAATAGTAAAATTTATTTAGTTTCTATAAAAACAAATGCCTGGAATGTATGGTTCAATGAAACCTAAAACAAAAAAGAAAAAGAAAAAAGGAGGTAAAAAGTAATGGCTAAAACATTAGCAGAAAGATTGTCTGAGGCAAAGAAAGCCGTAAAACCTACAAAACAAAAGACAAATGCCAAAGCAGAGAAAAGTACCGAAGGATAAAAAAACTGGTGTACCCAAAAAATATTTAAGTGGTGCAAAAAATAGAAGTGCTAAAGCTGCTGAAATAAAAAGAACTGCTGAAGCGTACAGAAAAGGAGAGTATATTGATATAAAAGCTATACAAAAATCAAGAGCCGCCCAAGATGGTAAAAGCAAAACCAAAAAGAAAACCTCTAAGCGAGGCCGTAAGAAAAAGTCTTAAGAAAAAAGCAGAAGGCACTAAGTTTACTTACGGTCAATTAGCTGCTGTTTATAGAAGAGGGCAGGGTGCTTATCTTAGCAGTGGGTCAAGAAATGTAACAATGGGTGCGTGGGCTATGGGTCGTGTTAATAGCTTTGTAAGTGGAAAGGGAGGAGCAAGAACTGCGGATGCTGATTTACTGAAAAAGAAAAAATGAAACTAACTACCAGACAAAAAAACACCCTTAAGAAGCATCAAGAGACACATGGGCATACAAAGGCCCATATGGAATATATGAAACGTAAAATGAGAGAAGGCATGAGTTTCACACAGGCTCATAGAATGGCAATGAGTAAAAAGGGTAAATGACAAAAGATTCAAGAATAAAAAGGTTTAATTTATCTGGTTTTAATAAACCCAAAAGAACACCATCACACCCAACAAAGTCTCATGTTGTCTTGGCAAAGGAAGGTGACAAAATAAAATTAATTAGATTTGGTATGCAAGGAGCAAAAAACAAACCACCTAGGCAAGGTGAGTCTGATGCAGATAAATCAAAAAGACGCAGCTTTAAAGCGAGACACGCAAAAAATATTGCAAAAGGCAAAATGTCAGCAGCTTTTTGGGCTAATAAAGTCAAATGGTCATAATTCTGATATATTTATTAAAAAAGCTACGCTTTATTTATGTCTGAAGAAACAAAAGAGGTGGCTACGCCCCCAGTAGCAGCACCTAATGCTGAAGTTGAAGCATTAAAAGAATCAGTTAAAAAATTAGAGGCTAAAAATTACGAACTGATAGGTAAGCTGCAAAACCAAAAAAAGGCAGTGCCTGATGATTATGACAATCTTCTTGCTTATAAACAAAAGCATGAACAGGAAGAATTAGAAAAAGAAGGTAAATATACAGAAGCAAAACAAGCAATGGAACAACAGTATCGTGATAGATCTGCTGAAGATAAAAAACGTATTGAAGAACTGGAGTCAAGAAACAGAGAACTTGAATTGATTGCACCAGCAATACAAGCATTATCTGAAGTTACTCATGATCCAGAACTTGTCTTAAATAACTTTGTACCAAAAGAACAGATACAGATTAAAGAAGGCAGACCAGTTGTAATTGATGGTTATGAACAACTACCTGTGGCTGATTATGTTAAAAATAAACTAGAAAAAGAAAAGCCTTATTTGTTAAAAAAAGCACCTGCCGTTGGTGGTGGAGCACCCATTTCAAGGCCATCTGGAGGAGGTGAAGTGACCGAAGAAATGATTAAGCCATTTCTTAAAAATTCAGAAAATCTTACTGAACAGTCAAGAATCTTTAAGGTTTATGGTGAAGATACATGGAAAAAGTTGCGAAATATTGCAGAATCTCGCTAGAATATTAATTAAATTCTGTTACGCAGAATATATATTTCGGGTTACGCCCACCGCTTAAAAAATTATTAAAAAAACACATGGCTGTTTTAAGGAGTGACATTATCATTCCAGAGGTATTTACACCATATGTTATAGAGCAAACTACTGCTAGAGATTCATTTCTTGCAAGCGGTGTGGTTGCACCTATGGCTGAGTTAAATGCTACTGAGGGTGGTGATTTCGTAAATGTACCTTTTTTCTCTGCAAATTTAAGTGGAGATTTTGAAGTACTTTCAGATTCAAGTTCATTAACACCAGGTAAGATTTCTACTGATAAACAGGTGGGAGTTATCTTACATCGTGGTCGTGCATTTGAATCTCGTGATTTAGCTGCATTAGCGGCTGGTTCCGACCCTATGGCTGCAATCGGTCAAAAGATCGGAGCATATATTGCAAACCAAAGACAAAAAGATTTACTTGCATGTCTTGATGGAGTATTTGGCTCAATTAATGCAAACGACAGCAACTCTGCTTTCTTTGGATTGACAATTGATTCTGAATCAGGTGATACACCAACAGGTTTATCTCCAAAGCACGTTGCAAAAGCAAGGTCAATTCTTGGCGATCAAGGTGACAAGCTAACAGCAGTTTGTATGCACAGCAAAGTTTACTATGATCTCGTTGAGAGAAAGATGGTTGATTATGTTCTTGCGTCAGATGGCAATGGTGGTTCTGCTACTGCATCAGGTGGTACTATTGCCCCTGCATATGCTGGTGGAAATGATACAGTCCCCACATACTGTGGACTAAGAGTTATTGTTTCAGATGACGTTTCTACCACAGGTAGCGGATCATCAACTGAGTACAGTACTTATTTCTTTACAGCAGGTGCAGTTGCTAGTGGAGAGCAAGCTGGTTTAACAACTGAGACAGATAGAGACATTCTAGCTAAATCAGATGCTATGGCTATTGACCTTCATTACACATATCATCCTGTAGGTTCTAAATGGGCTGTTACAACAACAAATCCAAACAGAAGTCAACTTGCAACTGTAGGTAACTGGTCGAAAGTTTATGAAACTAAGAACATAGGCATCGTCAGGGCAACTAACGTAAGCACACAAGATTAAGGGGAAATTATTATGCCATCTTTATTTGAGGTTAGTGCTGGTAAACTTACTGGGCCAACAACAGGTGGAACCGTAACACAGGCAACTAACAAATCCACAGGTGTAACTCTTAATACAGAGTCAGGACAAATCACCATGAACAATGCAGCTTTAGCTGCTGCTGCTGAAGTGACATTTACAGTAACAAACGATAAGATCGCTGCTACTGATTGTGTTGTTGTAAACCATGGTTCTGGCGGCACTGCTGGTTCTTATCTTTTAGGGGTTAGTACTATTGCTGCTGGATCATTTAAGGTAACAGTAACCAACGCATCTGCTGGCTCTTTAAGTGAAGCAATTGTCATCAACTTTGTTGCATTAAAAGGTGCTTCTAGTTAATGGGAATATTCGCTTTTAGACGAATGAGAGAGCAAGAGGCTACCAAAAAGGTAGCCCCTGTTCTTTTAACACCAAAGAAAAAACCAAAACGCAAGCCAAAATCTAATGGCCATAACAATTCACACAACAGTCGGAAGCAGCATAGCGAATAGTTATATCAGCCTTCAGGAAGCCCAAGATATTATTGATGGGTTAATTGAAGATGATGATGTAGTCGCATGGGCAAGTTCTACAACCGACCAAAAAAATAGAGCATTATTTACATCTACACAAAGAATAGATCGAGAGCGTTTTTTGGGGGCAAGGGTAACTGATACACAAGCATTACAATGGCCGAGAACTGGTGTTAGAAAACCCGATACATATATCAACACTTATTCTGTTGGTTTTCCTTTTCGTATCACCACAGATTATTACACAGATACAGAAGTTCCAGATCAAGTAAAAAAAGCAGAGGCTGTATTGGCGGTATATCTTAATAACAACAAATCAGGATTAGGTTTATCTGGTCTTGAGGATTTTAAAAGAGTAAAAGTAGGTACACTAGAAGCAGAGCCAAACTTTTTTGGTTCTGTTGGTGCTGATAGAGTACCACCACTGTTTGAACGCTATTTTACTGGCTTACGAATAAGTGGGCCAGGAAACGTAGCAATTAAAAGGAGTTAAAATGACTTACTATCCAGCAGCAAAAATTATTAATGACACAGCAGCACACACTGGTCGTTTTGGCTGCATAAAAGCTTTACAAGACTCAGTTATCAATACTCTTGTAGCTGAAAATATAACAGGAGATTTAACTGACCTACAGTTTAAATCTAATACTGCAATCGAAGGAGTTATTACAAGTGTAAAACTTGATAGTGGTACTGTTATTGCATACTTGCTCTGATGCCAAGTTTAGGAAACGCACTAAAAAAAGCAGTTCCAGGGATATTAAAGGCCACTGGTAGCAATGTAGTAATAAGATTTGTAACAATCGGAAGTTACAATACATCTACTGGTGCGGTTTCTGAAAGCAATACAGATGTTACTGTTAAAGCTTTAGTTGAAGATGTTTCTAGATCAGAGGTAAATGATCTTATTAACCAACAAGATAAACGTGTTTTATTTGCTGCTAAAGATGTCACCTCAACACCAACAACAAAAGATAAAGTCTTGATAAATAATGTCGTTCATCAAATAATACAGGTAGATTCAGAAGAGGCTGCTGGAGTTGCAGTTACTTTTACATTATTTGTGAGGTCATAATGGCTGTAAAAAAATTAAGACTAGATGGAATTGGCAACTACGCTGAAGATGTTATAGAAGAAGTTGTAGATTTTGGAGCAGCAAATCTTCTTGGCAAATTAAAAGGTCAAAATGTACCGATTGATGAGGGCATAATGAGAAACACTTGGAAAATTAGAAAAGTATCAAATCTAGAGTCTGATCTTATAAACAATTTAGAATATGCAGAACCAGTAACCTTTGGAACAAACCTACCACCAACATGGAAGAATGGTTATCAACTTACAACGGCAGAAGGCAAGGCAATTCCAAAAGATTGGGCAACAAGACTTATTGAACAAACTGAAAGAAATATGATGAAGGAACTTAGATCATTATGAATACAATCAACGAAATAAGAACAGCAATAGAAGCAAGGCTTGCAACAGAAATGGCAAACGCACCAGCATATACTGTTGCTTTTCAAAACGTGCCTTTTACACCACCAAATAACACAAGTTGGGTTCAGTCATCTATCACATTCGGCATACATGAATCTGCAACATTACAAGCACCTACAAGTGGATATAACAAACATAATGGCGAACTGATAGTTAATGTATTTACTCCTCAAGGTGTTGGATCTGGAGCTAATTATACGATTGCAGAACGTATAAAAGATTTATTTCATAGACAAACTGTTAGTCAAATCATTTTTGGTGATACAGTAGGACCAAGCCAAGTTTCACCTGCAAGTCCACAACCTTTTTTTCAGACTGAGTTGAGCTTTATATTTGAAGCATGGTTACAATAGAATAAAATCTGTTTAATTAAAAAAAATGGCAACTGTATTATCTGGCACTAGTGGGGCATTGTATTACAAACCAGCAGGAACAAAATCAACTTTTAAACCTACTGATGTAACTATCGGAACTGAAACTATTACTGTAGGTACATTATTAAATTTTAAAGTTGGTGACACTGTAAAATTTTCTGTAGTAAATTCTCAAACAGGTGCATCAGGTACAGGAACTTTACCTGCTGGTCTAAATACTTCAGATACATTTTTTATTGCTTCATATACTGCTTCAACAGGTGCATTGACAGTTTCTGCTACTAATGGCGGTTCTGCTGTAAATATTACAGATGTAGGTACTGCTGTTTCACCTAATGTATTTCAAATTGCATTTTCTGATTTTTCACCTGTAGGTGAAGTGCAAAACTGGAGTTTTTCTATAGAAAGAGAACAGATAGATACAACAACAATAGGTCAGCAAGATAGTCAAACAGTACCTTTTAGAACATTTATTGCTGGCTTTGCAGATGGAGAAGGTACTGCCAGTGTTTTTGTTACAGATGAGGATTCTGCATTAGCCAATAGAATGGTTGAAGATGTTACACAAAGAAATCAAGTCGGAGCTTCATTTAAGTTATATACAGATAAAAAAGGAACAGAAGCTTTAAGTAGAAGTATTGAATTAGATGCGATGCTTTCTGGTGCAGAATTTAATGTAAATCCTGATGATGCACAATCAGTTGAGATTACATTTAAACCTACTAAAGCACCAACTTTTGACTTCAGCACAAGTAGTTGATAACTTAAATTAGTTAAAATTTTTTATGGCAACCCCAAAACCCAGACTCTCTCCGCTTGAAAAATTAAAAAAAGCGGCAAATTTACAACCAATTAAAAGAGAAGTAGAACTTACAAATGGTGACATCTTTGAATTTTGGTCAACACCATTAACAATGGCTGAGAGAGAAAGAGCACAGAAAGGAACTAAAGACGACTTAAATGCTTTTGCTTTACAGTTATTTATTCAAAAAGCAACAGATGAAAATGGACAAAGAATGTTTACTGCTGGTCATTCGGCAGAATTAAAAAATGAGTGTAGAGATGCAGATCTACAAGCATTGATGCTTGCTGTCGTTAGTGAAGAAACAAAAGACAGTGAGGAATTTGACATAAAAAAATAAAAAAGGAGGTCAAGAGAGATAATTTTTTGATGCTCCAGTTAGGTGTAGCCAAAGAGCTAGGTTATTCATTGTACGATTTAAAACGTCATATTACAGAATCTGAGTTGGTAATTTGGGCTGCCTATTTTGAAATATTAAATGATGAACAGGAAAAAACTTTAAAAAGTGCCAAACGCAGGTAATATATAGGTAATTGCAATTTTTTTTGTGGCAGGCGAAGTTGGTATAAAAATTAAAGTATCAGCAAAAGATGCTGATAGAAATTTAAACAAACTTAAAAATTCAAGTAACCGCTTACAAGAGAGTTTTGGTAAATTACAAAACAGATCAAATGGTGCTGCAAATAATATAAGAAAGACAGGTCTTGCAGCAAAAACTGCAAGTAAAGGTGTTAATGCTTTAAATAGGGCAGTAAGAAATTTAGTTCTTGGTTTTGGTGCGTTTCAAGCAGGTAAATTTGTAATATTTCAAGCAGCACAATTAGAAACCCAAACTAAAGCTTTAACACAATTAACAGGTGATGCTGAAAAAGCAAGAGATATTATTCAAGAAATAAAAGACTTTGGTGCACTTACTCCTTTTAAATCTTCTGAATTAATAGATGTTGCCCAAAGAATGAAAGCTTTTGGTTTTGAGACAGAAAAAGTTGTAGATATAACAAAAAGAATTGCTGATATTTCAGGAACTGTTGGGGCAGATATAAATAATGTTGCATTAGCGATAGGAAAGGTACAAGCAAAAAATAAATTTATGCAAGAAGAAAATGTAATGCTCTTAGAAAAAGGAATAAATGTGACAAAAGAATTAGAAAAAATTATGAATATGAACGGAGAAACATTAGCTAAAGCAATGAGTAAAGGAGAAGTAGGTGCAGATAAATTTGTGCAGGCTGTTGAAAATTTGACAAATAAAGGAGGTCGATTTTTCGAAGGTGCTAATGCTCAAAGTACAACTTTAGCTGGTAAATTTAGTACTTTAGGTGATAATGTTGAAACTTTTGCACAGAATTTAGGAAAAATAGTTGAAGGCCCATTAAAAGATATTTTAGATCAATTAAATATTATAATTGGTAAATTTAATGAACTTTTCAGTCTATTAACTGATGCACAAATAGGAGCATCAAACCAAAAAGTATTTACTGCCACATTTAAAGCACGACTTGGGATGCAAAGTGAGGCAATTGAAGAATTACTACAAGCAACTGAATTACTAGATGGAGCTTTTATACAAACTGATCAAGATGCTGCAAAACTTGAGGCTCAGATAAAAAGAATAAGTAAAGCTTTAACACTAGCTAGAGGGCCAGATAGCTATGAGACTCTTCAACGCAGAGGTTTAGATGATGAATTTGATTTAAGTATTAAATTATTAGATAATTTAAATGATGTAATAAAAAGATTTAGGTCTGGTCAAAATAAGGTTACAGTAGCAACAAAAGACACTAATAAAGAATTAAATAATTCTTTAGGTATTACCAATCAATTAAATACAGCAAATAATCAATTAAATAATACACTTGAAAAGCAAAAAGAAACTCAAAAAGAAATAACAAATATCTTAGCTAGTGGTATGACAAATGCTGTAATGGGATTGATTGAAGGCACAAAAACACTTGGTCAGGCATTGGCAGATGTAGCCAAACAATTAGCTTCTATGTTCTTAAATAGAGCATTTATGGGTTTATTTGGAGGAATGTTTGGTGGAGGAGGAGGTATGAGTGCAGGTGGATATTATAGCTCTACGACTGGTTTAGGAATTGCTGGACCAAACTTTGGTCTTGCGGATGGTGGTTATGTTAATTCTGCAAGTTTAAAAATGATTGGTGAAGGTGGTGAACCAGAATACGTTATACCGTCCTCCAAGATGTCTGGAGCGATGGCTAGATATTCCGCAGGTGCCAGAGGTGGTGCTGTCATTCCAGGTGGTTCTGGTGCTTCTGGTACAGTTGCAGGTTCTTCTGGTAATACAATCGTTGAATACACTGGCCCTGTTCTTAATTTCAATGGAGATGAATACGTTCCAAAAGATTCTGTTCCTCAGATAATAAATGCTGCTGCAAAACAAGGTGCTACTTTAG